CGCGCACGGAGCCACGCATGAGGCTCTCGACAGCTACGGAGCCCTCTTGCAGGAGTTCCGCGGCTTGCTCATCATCCTCTGCGGCGACGATTCGATCATTCGCGTTCCGCTTGAGGTCGATTCCGATTTCGGCCCTCTCAAGTTCCATCTGAGAGGCCTCGGACAGGACCTCGCCAACGACGATTTTGTACGCGGCTTCGTTTTCTTGGAAATGGACATGCGGATGTGCGATCATTCGCAAACACAAGCAGCAAAAGATCACGTCATCGGGATCCGCTCTTTTTGCGGGTACCCAGACCACATCCTCGAGCTCATTCGCCAGGATGCCCACGAAAGTGGAAAGGCCCGCAGCGGTGGATTCTCTTTCCGCGTGCGAACCGCAACCGTGCAGACGAAGAGCGGCTCCGCAGAGACCACCGTCGCCAACTGCGCCGACGTCGCCGTCGAACTCGAAGCGCCCCTGCTCTCGATGTTTTACACCATCGACGATCCTTCGCGTCCGCGCTTCCCTTTCCGGGAAAAGCTCTTTCCACATCTCTGTGAATTCCACGACCCCTTCTGCGTCGATGGATTCGACGTGACCCTTCATGACCTCCAACGCCAGATGGGCGTGGACACCACAATTTCCGTTCATGGAAATCTCACCGATGCCACTTTCTTGCGTGGCTGGTGGTGCCCTGCTGTTGATCGTGACGGTTCATTCTGCTTGTCGTGGCGGCCGCTTCCCTCCGCCCTCATCAAATTTGGGAAGTCGCTCCGCGACCCACGCTCCACGCAACGAACGGCCGGCGACTCAACGGTCACGTTCCGCGAAATGGTTGGTCGCCAGGCTCTGGGGATTGCTGTCTCAAATGGCTTTGTCGAGGAGGATTATCCAATCCTCGGCCCATACTTGGCCACTCTGAGACGCGCCGGTGTGGCGTCGACGTGCAACTTGCTCGAAAACGAGATCGTTGCCTCCGCTTACCAGGCGACTCGAGACAAGTACAACGTGATCCCAATGGACGGTCGCACGCACATCGATCGCGATGCGACCCTCATGCAATTCGTCAACCGCTATGGTCTATGCGTTGACGCGATTGCGGAAGTGGAGGGTATGATGCGGCAGATTGACATCCTGCCGGCGTTCATCTCACATCCTCTCTTCCACGCCCTCGCTGTTGCAGACTACGACATCCAGTGTTCGATGACCGCTGGAGCGCAGCGAGGGCCCGATCTCTCCGCTTAGCGGAGAGATTTGCACCGCAGAGGGTAATACGTGCTTAGCGACCACGCGGACCTCAGCTATCAGAGAAGGTTGGTTACCTTCTCTGCTCGGTATGTAACCTCGAC